GTATACAATACTGTGGTGACATCATCCTATGTCTAGTGATCCTGATCCCCTCATCTTCTCTCCTGCTTTTATACTACAACTAATTCAAACATTTCTAAGGTCGAAAATTGGTCCAAAAGGGCGCATTGAAGATGCAAGAACTCGCTGTGATGGCTTAATGGAGTCGCGATTGCTCTGTGACTAGGGTAAGAGTGAGTGAAAGGGTGAAAATCTCAGCTAGAGGGCGCGTTGAAGATACACTTGTACCTTGAGTGATTGTCAAAACGTCAAATTGCTATCTGTTTTCTCAGGGCTTTCGGTACGTGCGACCGATGATCTTGAAGAGCCACTTATAAATATTCAGGGCCTGCTCCATTCGGTCGCCTTCGTCGTGACCCTTCACGGACTTCACCCACTTCAAAAACGCCTCTGGGTTCGTCCTGAAGCATTTTACCGCATAGTACATCAATGTGCTGTGCCAGGTTCTCTTGCGGATGCGAGTGGGGAGCTTTTCTGAAAGAACTGAGCTAACCTTAGTCTTAAGAAATCTGCGGAGCTTGCCTCTGGCTTTGTACGTTTTGGCTCGCTTATTCTCCACGTAGCTGTCATTTGTGACTCTAAGGTAACCGAGCTTAATGGCAGCCTTGATGTATTGTGAAGCCATTTGCTGCGTTACGCCCAGAGTTCGCGCCAGAATCCTCTGTGAGATTGCAAACCCCTTCTTCGCTAGGGCTGACATAGTAGTCAAAACGCATAGAAACTCTCTAAACTTGTTGCAGTGCTCTGGGCGGTCCAGTTCCTCTGGAAGCTTGGGGTTTTTGAAATATGTAAAAGTTGCCGAAACAACCCGCCGCTCCTCGGCAGTTTGAAATGTTATCTGTTCCGCCGAGTGAGTGATCTTGATGGGCTCAAGCCTCTCAATCTCATCGCGCATTTCGTAGCGCTTTTCCCACGGGATGAATGTGGTAGAGAACGCTGTGCGAGATAAATCGATACAGCCTTCTTGTGTATATTCAGGGAACAGATCATTTGCTAGAGCGATTAGATCGCTGACTCTTGGAGCCTTTACAATGTACTCGTACTCCACCACCATCAGGATCTTTGGGTTACCAGTTCCAGTTGAGTTAAATACATAACCCTTGTTGCCAATTCGCTCTTGTAGCCGCTCCGCTAGGAACTTAAGCCCAAGTTTCTTTTGGTTGCCGTAGGGATCGAGGTGACTGTTGGCCGCCCCCTCAGCGTAAGCTGCTCGGTTCTCGTGCCATAAAATTGTATCAAAATCCAAGCATATAACGTATTGGGTTTGATACTTAGTCTTCCACAGCTCCAATTTGGCCTGAGATTTCTTGCTTGGGTTAGACGGAATACGGCAAGGCTTAAAGTCTTGGTATCGCCTTTCATCCGTGAAGTACCGAACAATCTTTCGGTCCTTACCAGGATAGGACACCCCGATGCTAGTTCCATTAGGCTGGACGAACGCAAACCGTGAGTGGTCAAGGTAAGGGTCGTACGGGCGCTGCGCGTCACGCTCAAACTCTCTAAAGTTCGGCAAATCGCTAAAGTGCTCCCGTACGGTCTCTAATGTCTCTATCATGCGTTCTTACTTATGGGGTGATATTTAGAGTATCTCTCTAGTCGAGCTGTAAAACCGAAGAACATTTTCACTTGATGTTTCAGATGTAAACTTCGGTGCTACGTCTCGCTTGTTTCTTCGAATCATTCCTTTCAGGATATTCATCTTTCGGATGATAACCTGATCGTTTGAAAGATCCTCAAGCGAGATGGACATCACAGGGATTCCCATTTTGTCACAGTGCTCAAGCTCTCCCGCAACTCCCTGACTCTTCTCCCATCCAGGAATTTCAAACAGTACAAGAGCTGAACATCGGTCAAGGATAGGAAGGTCAATTTTTTCCCAGAAGCTCCAGGAATGGTCTACCTTGAAGGTTGGGTCCAGGTCCCACATTCCATCGTATGCGATTGGCACAAACGCTGAGTACCCTAAGCGCGTGAGCGTTTTGGCTGCCTTTACTGCAAGCTTGTAACGCTCTTCTCTGATAGCTGGATCGGGATGAGAATACGGACTTGCAACGTAATAAACGAACCAGTCTTCCTTGGTCTTCAATCCTTCACTCATGATACACCACTCTTCCATTTGAGGAACTCAATCGCGTTTCGAATGTTCCATTGGCGGTCATTGAGGCTCTTCACACAAAGGTTCAATAGGTCGACCTTCGTTTGAACAACAGCAATTCTTTCCAATAGGGCGATTACCTCCGAGTCTGTGTCGACATAATTATCGACCTCCGACTTTACGAGTCGTCTAGCAAAGACAGGGATGCCTTTCTCTACTAGCTCCTCCACTGGGATCTCTCCCAGTAAGTAATCACGCTTCCAACGCCTCAACTGACTGAGGTCCAAGTTTAGTTTTGTTAGGATCGCTTTCTCACGACAAAAGAGATTGAAGTACTTTCCTTGAATAAGCGGGATTCGAAGCGACTCATTGTCCAGATTATCTGGCTCAAGCCTCGCGTCCTTCTCCCACATTTCGACAAGTTCTTCGTACTTCATCGCTCCTGTTTCCAGATAAAACTATCCGTAAACATAGTGAATCAGACTCGGATACCCCTTGAGCATTACCTTTTTGAATTATGCGACTGGCTTCGGGAAGTAGTAGTCGTACGCAAATGTGACGTCGTATGTCATATATCCCGTTTGAGTCTCGTCGGTCCTAAACTGTAGACCGCTCATGTTGACGGGGTGTAAATTTGCAAAAACTATCTCTATGTATTTGATGTGGTTAGAGTCGCTGATAGTGAGTGAGGCTGTCGACTTGGTATTCTTATATCCCTTACCACCCGGCAGTTGCTCCTTGCTTTTGAACAACTTCTTGGCACCGTCGAGGGTTTTGGTTTGGTCTGCGATAAGTTCCTGGAATTGCTTGTAGCTCTCCGAGCGTGTTAATCCCGTGATCCACTTGTACATCTCGAACCAGACCTCCATTCCCTCATCCACTTTCAGCGTAACAATAAGGTCTTGAAAGAAGACCGTATCGCCAATGTGCTTGATCGGGGAGAACTGAGTGCTTGTTTGAGGAGCCTCTGTGAATATTCCAGGGAGAACAACTGTCTGCACTAATAGGGGCAGAGTAGTGAGCTTCGATATTTGGAAATCAAAGTGAAGTTCACTTTGCAGGTTTAGTTGTTTCATATCTCTCTATTTAGCACGCGGGTAATGCTCTGGAGCATTACAAACCCGGTAAGGTTGGGTATGGCCGACCTGACAATTCAAAAGCTCGATGAAGTCCGAATCCGAGTTATTTCAACTTCTGGTACCGTTCGCAGTGAGCTTAAGGAAGCCTTCTCGTACTTTGTTCCGAACTTCCGACATATGCCCAAGTACAAATTTGGCATTTGGGACGGACGGATTTCTCTCTACGACCTTCGAAACAGCAGCACCTACCTAGGACTCCTCACCAAGGTTCTCCAGTTTGCTGACAATAGAGGTCTTTCTGTTGAGATTGACCAATCAGAGTTTTCTCCGCACGAGTCTATAGACTTTGAATCGTTCATGGCGAGCTTTAAGGCCAAGCACGAACTTCGAGATTACCAAAAAGAGGTGCTTAAGATCGCGTCTACTGAGAGTAAGGCACTATTCCTCTCCGCAACCGGTAGTGGAAAAAGTCTGAGTCTTTACGCACTGATACGCATGATAAGCAGACCCACTCTACTCATAGTTCCATCCATACAGCTGGTAGGTCAGATGTACGGAGATTTTAAGGATTACTCGTCGGTGGACCCGACCTTTGACGTAGAGGCAATGGTTCAGCAAATCCACGGCGGACAGACTAAAGAGGTATCAAAACCGATAGTCATCTCAACATGGCAGTCCATTTATAAGATGCCCCCAGAGTACTTTGCTAACTTTGAAGTTGTAATTGCAGATGAGGCTCACGAAGACAAAAGCGAGAAGCTTAGACAGCTTATCGAAAAGTGTAAGAACTCGAAATACCGCTACGGCTTCACTGGCACGTTAGACGGCACACTCACAAACGAGATGATCCTTCGAGGACTGTTTGGAGATGTCCATCAGGTAAGCCGAACGTCTGACCTTATCGACAAAGGAGTTCTGGCTGACCTACGGCTAAAGCAAGTCATCTTGCAGTACCCAGAGCGGGTAAGGAGAGAGAACGCCCGTAAGGTGTATCAAGAGGAGGTTGAATACCTGCTGTCGTCTGAGGCGCGGATGAACTTTTTGACAAAGCTTAGCCTGAAGTGTCCCGGCAATAGCCTCATCCTATTCCAGCGTGTCGAGGGACACGGAAAGAAGATCTATGAACAGTTGAAACTTGAAAACGAGAGCCTTGGTCTGAATCGCAAAATATTTTTGGTCCATGGCGGCATCAGTAAAGATAAGAGGCTCGAAATAGTGAATGTGGCAGAGCAAGGCGATGGTGTCATCATAGTGGCGTCACTTGGAACATTTGCTCGGGGAATTAACATTCGAAACCTTGAGAACCTGATCTTCGCATTTGGACTGAAGGCAAAGATCACAACTCTCCAGGGGATAGGGCGAGGGCTTAGAATTGGAAGGTCAAATAAGGTCACAGTTTTCGATATCTGCGACGACCTATCATGGAAGACCTGGCAGAACTACTCGCTCAGACACGCGATTGAAAGGATGAAGATCTATCAAGAGGAGAGGTTCAACTACAGCATTGTGAAGGTGGCGCTGGAAGGACCGGAGACTAAAGCTAAAGGGAATTAAGCTATGGCAGAGAAGACTGCACAAAAAGAGAAGGTCAAAGCAAAGCGTAAGTCTAGCTCAGACAGACACTATATTGACGATACCAAGTTCCATAAAGCCCTGTCTGACTACAAGGCGTCAGTGGAGGATGCTAAGGCTAAGGATCTACCAAAGCCAATGGTTCCAGATTACATAGCTCATAGTTTGGTTCTATTAGCGCGAAAGGTAGCTAGAAAACCAAGCTTCTCTCGGTATCCATTCGTTGAAGACATGATCGGGGATGCTATATTCTGCTGCTTCAAGAACATTCATAACTTTAATCCAAAGCACCCCACGGCCTTCCCGTACTTCACCCAGATTGTTCACTACTCCTTCATTCAGAGGATTCATCGTGAGCATACAGCTCTCTACCGGAAGTTTCGAGCAATCATGGAGCGCCAAAAGGAGCTTTGCGGGGATGCGGAAACTGAGAGTGTCCAGGTATATGGCTCTCGCTACTCAGACCTTCAAATGCGCGAGTTCTGCCAGAAGTTTGAAAAGCGCCTAGAAGAGAAGCGCCTTAAAAGCAAGCAGCGCAAGAAGGCTAGTTCTTCAAAGATTGAATTTGATGCCGAGCCCACTGACGCAGACGCAGTGGAGGCTAAGCTGGAGTAGCCTGTGAAAGTTGCTATCCTCGCAGACACTCATGCCGGAGTAAGAAACAACTCCCCGGTGTTTATGCGACATCAGCTTAAGTTCTTTGAGGATACGTTCTTCCCCTATGTAGAAGAGCATCAAATCGAGTGCCTCTTGCATTTAGGGGACGTGTTTGACAGAAGAAAAGACACGAACAACTACGCCATTTATGAGTGGGACAAGAGGGTATTCTCCCGGTGGGGAGACTTGTTCAAGCGGTGTCACATCATCATTGGGAACCACGACACCTATTTCAAAAACACTAATTCGGTCAACACACCCGAGAAGTTTCTCTCACATTACCGGAATTTCACCTTCTATTCATACCCGGTAGAGATTGACTTCTATGGCGTGCCGACGCTTGTCTTACCGTGGATATGTGAGGAAAACGAGGGAGATGCTAGGCGGCTTTTAGAGGAGAGTGAAGCTGAGCTTGTCTTGGGTCACCTAGAGATCATCGGCTGTCCTATGTTTCGAGGAATCGAGAATGTCGATAAAGGGTTTGAACAGTCAATCTTCTGTAAGGCTAGGCAGGTATTCTCAGGTCATTTTCACCTTAAAAGCACTCAGAAGAATATCGAGTACTTAGGGGCTCCGTTTGCGACGATGTGGGCCGAGGCTTTTGACCGGCGCGGATTCCACGTTTATGACACCGACTCCCGTAAGCTTACTTTTATTGAGAACCCCCACAACCCATTCGTAATGATTGAGTACTCGGACAAGTCACCATTGGAGCTTCCCGATGTCGAGGACAAGATTGTCAGAGTGCTCGTGAAATCAAAGAGTAGCGAGTCAGATTTCCTTGAGTTTGTTGAAAACGTCGAGCGCGGAGGACCCGCTGAGGTGCAGGTTACTGAACAGCAGGCAGTCTCGACTTTTGAGGGGACCGTCGATGAGGGGCTCGATATGTTCTCGCTGATTGACCTCTATGTGGATGGTCTAAGCGTTGATAGCTCAAAAAGTGAGCTTAAGTCCGTTTTGCGAGAGCTGTACCAGGAAGCAATTCATCTGCATGACATATCAGAATGATTAGGTTTGACTCGATTACCTATAAGAACATCCTCTCTGTTGGGCAAGCTCCGATAACGCTCTCGCTTTCTTCTAATAGACTCACAGCTCTTCACGGACCTTCTGGCTCAGGAAAGAGTTTGTTCCTTGATGCTCTATCGTTTGCCCTCTTTGGTAGGGCCTTTCGAGATATCAACAAGACTGAACTCATAAACACCATTAACGGTAAAGGGCTTTTGGTGGAGGTTGCCTTCACTATCGGTAAAGACACCTACATGGTGTCGCGTGGACTAAAGCCGCAGGTATTTCAAATTGAGGTCAACGGCACCCCTCTTAATCAAGAGTCTCACTCGAAGGACCAGCAGAAGTTCCTTGAGGATCAGATTCTTAAGATGAACTGGAAAATGTTTACCCATGTCGTGATGCTAGGTGCGGCCAATTACACACCCTTCATGCGCCTAAAGCCCAGCGAGCGAAAGAAGATGGTAGAGAATATTCTTGGGATAGACGTTTTCTCCACAATGAACGGGGTGGTGAAGTCTAAAATATCCGATGAAAGCCTTCACTACAAAGCCATAGTGGAAAAGAGAGAGATGTTAGGTCATCAGGTTGCCTATCTGGAACGCCAGCAGGCCGAGTTCGAGGAAAAGGTAAAAGACGAGATTAAGGCTCTAACCCAAAAGCTCATATCGCTTCGGGACAAGAAAAAGCTAACAGACTCAAAGATATCAAAAAATGAACACGAGCTTGAACGTCTTGTGACCACATTTAATCCTGAAGTCACCATACCGGAGTTCACCGAGACTTTTACTGAGACATTTCTGGATGTCTTTGACGAGGAGTTTTCCGAGACGTTCGAGGAGCGAAGTGCTACTGAATTTGACTCCACGGA